AAAGGTAGGTTCACTAATTCTATTTTGCCCAAAAGCGTTTGTTGTCTCGATCTGCATCCCTTGAATTTTCTTTATCTGTTCATCGAAGGTACTGGCCTGTGAGTTCACACCTAATGCAGTTAAACTTCTAGAAATTTTAGCACGGAAATCTCTGGAAGTTTCTGGATTTATAGTTATTTTAGTGTCAGAGACAGCTTTTGCTCTAGCTAATCCTATAGCAGATATATTAGTTCTAAATGATCGTCTACTTACTTCATTAAAAACAAATTCATCACTCTTAATTATTCTTCCATTTACTTTATTATATGATGGTTTTATTAATACTTGATTAAGTATACTCATCACCTCTGCATGTTTCTGAGTATATAAGTTAATGTCTTCTGGATCTGTAGAAGATAATAATTTCATATCTCTCATTAAAGTTGATAATCTAGGTTCATCTCTTTGTAGTATTTTTACTATTTTATTATCATATGTGTTTGTTTCATCTTCAAATTTTAATGCTAATCCTACTTGGGTTTTTTCATTACTAGCTGATAGTTCAATCTTTGACATTGCTCCTCTTGCCGCACCAATATCACCGAGTCCTTTCCGAAGTTTCTGGAAAAACTCTTTTGATCCTTTCCAATTATATCCAAGTCTATTAATAGTTTCAGTTTCTAAACCTCTTATATTTTCTTCTGCTATATCTAAACGATCTGAGTGTGTCTGGAAATCGGAAGGTTTTGATTCAATACCTAAACCTTTAAATTCTGTACTATTTATTATACTCAAGTTATTGCTCACAGATGATTCAATCTTACCAAGAAACTCTGTATCATCCTTCTCCAAAACTTTTTCTTCATCACCTTCTGCTTGCTCTAATAACTTTTCTAAACGAGTCCTAAACTCAGTTCTAACAGTAGCATCCATAAATTTTATACCATATAACTTTTCACCTTTTTGTCTATATTGGTATGTTTCAGCAAGTAATTTACTAATAGCACTTTTAGTTGGTGGATTCCCATCTACATCGAGTATGTATGCTGATGCAACAAGGTTAGATAATATACTTGTCGCCTCCATTACAAGTTTTTCTTCTTCAGTTTTTGATCTCTTTTGTGTACCTTTTTCAAACTCAGCATTTAAGTTTTTCTCATATTCTCTTATTTTAGTTATTATCTTTGCCGAACCTTCACGATCCTTTTCAAATTGACTTATTCCATTTTTAGAATCACTATCTCTATAATGTAAAAGGTCTATTATATTATCAAAGTAATTAGTACCAATAAGATCAGTTCCTTCTTTTTCAACTTGAACTTCTAATCCAGACATCATTGATACAAAGACTATCCGATTCACTTCGTCTTTAGATAAACCTCTATATTTTAATTCGTCAGTAATAAATTTGAGTGATTGACCTGATGTATATGTACCTATTCCGGGCTGATCTGAACCATTGATCATTATCAAATTAATATCTGATGTAGCAGATGTTAATCCATCTCTGAATATTTGCTGATGGTCTAATTCTCCCTGTTTTTTAGCTACTTCCGATTTTATCGGACCATAATTAAGATACTTACCCTCTGCGGATAATACAGTAGTAAAAAATTTATTACTTCCAATCATCTCACCAATAGCTTTTGTTCGTACCTCTTCTAACTGTTCAGCCGTATATTGTATAAAGGAACCGGTAAATTTCTCCTCTACAACTTCACCTTGTGGGGTAGTTACACCTTCCAGTGCGACAAGATATTGTTGATAAAGTCTTTCTGAAGTAGGTTTGGCATCACGTTTTACTTCAGCATTGTATTTTGAAATGGATACTTCTGCTTTTTTTAATTCAAAACCTTTATTAGTTGCCTCTACCAATGCCTTATAATTAAGATCATCAATTTGTAATCCTACTTTTTCTTGAAGAGCTAGTATTTGACTTTCCACAGACATCTTAGGATCACCGGCAGCAAGTTTCCTTCCCTCCATTTCAGCTTCGTGTAGCCTCTCCTTTAGAACCTTCGCTCTTGCTACTCTATCTACCTCATCAATTTGTTCTTGATGTTGTTGCGCCCTTAAATAACTTAAACCAGCATTAGAAGCCTTAGTTCCAAAATTTAGGAACTCTTGTGCAATTCGTTTTGTATTTTGTGGGTCTGCCATTATGCGTGTGTAGGATCTGGAGTTGTAGAAGGTTTCTGAGAGTATTGTTGATATTTAAAATAAGTACTTAAAGAGTCTAGACCACCATTTATCATTCCCATATACATTGCAGTACGATCATTACTACCTACAGACGGAAGACCTGCAATCTGAGCTTCCATATTAAGATAGTCACCTCTCAGACCAGAAATAATTGATTCTTTCTTATAAATACTTTCCACTCTCTTGGCTGTGAATTTATCTTTGTTTTCCTCGACTTTTCGGAGGAGATCTCCGGTAACTCTAGCGGTAAAGAACTTAGAACTTTGTCCATTCATCATTCCTTGAGCTTTGATTGTGCCTTCATTACGTTTTTGTACCAGTGCCGCCTCAAACATCATTGACGTTTCGGCATCATCTATAGCAGGAGCAAGAACATTTTCAAGTTGTGCGACTGCACCACTAGCCTGTCCTTCTTTATAGTTATATGCCTGGATTGCTAGTGCTTTTTGCTGTGCTCTTTTTTGTGCATCTATTTTGTTCTGTTCTTCTTGAGCCTGTTGACCTTTCCATTGTCCATATATAGTAGTACCTAACTGCACAGCCGCCATTATAGCAGCTATAGTTCCCATACTTACAGGTTCTGGCATAAGTAAAGTTAATGGTCCATTATAATCAAAAGATTTCTCTGACTCTTTAACTAATTCTCCTTTAGCATCATCCCAATGATATATAACTTCTGTATAAATTTTCATATTTATATTCTCTGTGCTCTTGTGTGTAGGAATCCTTCCCATTCAGCACTCTGAAAAGAGCATGGAAGATATTCATCATTAGTAAGTAATACTTTACAATTCTGAGGACTAGAAAGAATTGAACTTCTAAATGATCCCGACAATAGTTTATACTCATTAATCTGTGAACTGTTAGTAATGAATCCACTAAAGGTTTTTTCGTATGCTGTACGAGGTGTTATCTCCTTAGTTTGTCCTGAATTAAATGTTAGAGTAATAGTAGAACTACTTATATATGCATTAGCAGAAAGTTCTAAGTGAGTTAAATTAGCATTAATAGAAGAAATTGTTGTTCCTAAAGGAACTCCGAATCCTGATACTACCATTCCGACCTCAAGATTGGTTGTACTTGATACTATTACTGTTGCATCTGTATCTACTAAAGTAGAGGATGTTAAAATTATTACATTTGGATCAGGAACTTTAATAGTATATGGTGCTACATCTACTTTTATTTTGAAGAATCCTGTATTACTATATAGAACATTTATATTTCTAAGTTGAAGTTTAGCATTCTGAGAGGCTATATCCTCAACTTTATATAGAAATTGTGTGAATTCATACTTAAAAGTAAATGGAATACCAACGAATACTACAGAAGGAACTCCTGTGGTATTTTGAGCTACTCTAAGATATGCTTGTATATCTGCTTCTGCAATCTTTCTAGCTTGATCTGTGACATACACTAAAGGTAGACTAGCTCTTGTAGCATAGTAAGGTAAATTAGTGGCAGATAAAGTAAAACTTGCATCATATTCTAATTTAACTCTCCTGTCTAGGAGTACCGATGTTTTATCTTCTGTAAGTGCTATTGCAGTATCAGTTGATAAATTAATATTTTCTAAATATATACCATCATTTCTTTTAATTAAAATCTGTAGTGTAGAACCAATAAACTGACAATTTATAACCTCATTACCAGTTCCAAATTTCCAAACTGACCATGAAGATTGAATTTTATCTTGTGATTGCCAATAATATTTATAAATATACAAACTGGTTTTATCTGTGCTACTTTGGCAAACAAGAAGAGACTCATTACTGGAAGAAATCATTCTTGTTATTTTTCCAGGTATATATTGAGGAACGTGAGCAGTAATTTCTATTGCATCATTAACTTCTTTACTATTATCTACAAAATATTCTCTTACACCTGAGAATTCTCCTCTTTGAAATGCAAAGAAAACATACCTACCAACTGAGACAGGCTTTACGTTAGCATCTGATTCAAATTGAGTTGTGACATCTATAGAAACAGTTGCGGGTGAAAGTACTCCGGTGGGGGAATTTAGAGAGAACTGTTGTAGTTCTGAGAAGAATAGAAGTGACTCACTAAAAGGTACTGCATGTTTAAGGAGGGATACTTTATCATTGGAGACTGTAACATCTATAGGATTACTATCTAATCCTGTTATCACAGTTGTTGGAAAGAAATTATAGTAGTTACCGGCCTCACTCATTACTACATTTTCATCTGCTAGGAAGCCTATTCTATTTTTATGGAAAAATATATCTTGGATAGTTCCTCCCACAAATGATGGGAAGGGACTTAGATCATCATCTCCTACTAATCTGGCATTCCAACCTATCCTAGAGAAGTCTGTACTGGCTGTACCTGATACTGTTCTCCCTGCATCTGCTGTTTTTACTACTGCCTCAAATACAAATGTTATTCCTAAAGGATTTACAGTAGTTATTTTACCATCATCAAATAATCTAACTAATCTATGTGGAAGATTTACATAATTCATATGTTCGGTTGATTCTGGACCCGCACATTCTCTCCACACACCTTTATCTTGATCATCTGCCTCAAATTTCACATAAAAATCATCTTCTTGTAACGTATCATCACCGGCTATTTTAGTAATGAAACCATCGGGAACACTTTCTCCGGGGAGTGATTTGAAACTTCTTGTTTCTCCACCTCCTATGGCTCCCTTAATACCAAATAAATCTGTGTCGGCATGTGAGTCAGTAGTCGAGACTGAGAAATCTGAGGTATGTTTAAAATGGAGTATACTTCCCTTTAATGTGCATGTCATTCCACTTGGCATGTTACCATCAAAACCCGCTTTCCATACATTATCTGTTAATGTAGTTCCATCTATATCCACATTAACTGTAGGCCTTCTACCACCAAATCCTGTCTTTTCTAAATCACTACCAGCAGTACCAAATGTTAGAGTAATAGTAGAACTACCTACTGTAGCATTAGAAGTAAGTTCTAAATGAGTGCTATCAGTTACTGCTGAAACTGTTGCTCCCTCTGAAATTCCTGTTCCTGCTACTGCCATTCCCACAGAAATACCAGTTGTACTTGATACTACTATTGTTGCATCTGTATCTACTAAAGTACATTCTGTTAAAACTATTACTGTATCTTTACCGGAAACATCAAATAATCCCCAACCATTTCCACTTAAATTATCTGGTCCATTAAAAAGAGCATCTGCTATTGCATCAGTACCAATATATTCTTGGTTGGTCACAGGTATGGTAGCGGGAGTTTGGTAACCTACTTTATAATAGGTACTTCCTACTTTAATACTTACTACATACTTACTATTATGCCCACCCTTTTTGACATATACTATTGCCTCATAAGAAGTAGCTCCGAGTCCTACTGAACCTCTTGGTGAAACAGATGAACCACCATCCTGACCTGAAGTCTCTGCATCTGAGGTAGCCTTTGTGACAGTTTTTTTATTGGATACATAAAAGGTGGTATCTGTAATAGTAGTAGATTTTACATCTGTAGAAAAGTCTGCTACATCAGAAAAATAAGATAGTCCGGCATTATCCATTGTAGCAAATACTGGAGTACTTGCATAACTATTTTTTTGGACGGGCATTTCATTTCCATCCTTATCAAATACTTTTAGAAATTTATCACTTGCTGCACCATTAGTACCACCGAGTAAGACAGTATAAGATTCATTTTCGTCTCTTCGTATTGAATGAATATGAAATGAACCACTTGTAGTAGATAAAATTTTCTTAACTACTGTACTGCCAGGTCTTTTTTCTAGGCCATTTGCTACACTTGCTAATGCATTTTCTTGTAATTCACCTTGAGTAGCTAATCTTATTTCGGGAGGTTGTTGAGAAACTCCGTTAATGAGATTTGGAATAGATTTGGATACTAATGGCATATGTTTATTAAATTAGTGTAGAGGAAGATGTGGATATATATCTATCTAAATGTCGGTATGTGTCATAATGATCAAATATATTATAATCTCCTACTCCTGCCTCCGCTTCTTGTAAAGCAATAAAAGCAAGGGATTCTTCGTCAGCCTGTAGTTTAGATAATATTGGTGATCCTATTATATTTTCTTGGTACTTTCTTCCTGCCTTTAAAGTAATATATCTTCGTGCCACTTCTGGAATCCCATCAAAAGGTAATAGGACTACCATATCTACAACAATATCTGTTGTAAAAATAAATGAATTAGTTACTCTATCATAGAGTCGTCTACTTCGTTCTACTATATCTGTAGTATAATCTCTAAGAACTGATTTTGTATCTACTTTCATACAATTAGATGGTAAGTCTATATAACCACTTGTATTTGGTGATAGAGTCTTACGGAGATCGGTATTAAATGTCCATCCTATACTTTGTACCTCTCGATTAACATTATTTAGGACTATTTCAGCAATCTCTGCTTCTTGTAATCCAGAACCTAATGTATTAACAGGTGCTTCGCCAATACTAATAAGTATCGTATTGACAGCATCTAGTTTGGTAGTGTTTGTTAATGTTGCCATATAATTAAATGAGAAAGATAATAAGAAAAAGGGGGAGAGGAAAAGGGCAGAGCAGGAGGAACTGGAATGAGGAAGGGTCACTCCGTTTGGAAGAGAACCTCCTGTTGCCCTAATTTACTAAGCTGCTGGAGCCATCAGTGCTACGGACATTGCTGGACGTAGTACGTTGTGACCCATTGCATACCTAGAAACAATCAGAGTACCCTGACGTTCAATCTGATACTCAGACTCAACGGAGAGATCCATCAGTTTCACAGTTGCAACAGCATCTTTATGCATCACTAAAGCACGAACTGTAAGAGATTCGTTCTCTAGATCAATAGCATCTGTGCCATCAAGACCTCCAACAGCACCAATGTTACTACCAGAGGCAGTAGCAGCAGTATAGGCTTGAGGAAGATCATACTGAGTAGTTCTACCTGATCCTGCGGTATTAGCAAGTGGTCTTGAACCAGTTGAAAGTGCAGGATCAGTAGCATTTGTCCATAATGGGGATGTCCATGCTGAAGCACCTAAAGATCCAAGATGAGGAGTTCTGACTACAGGAATACCTGCAATCATTGGAAGATCAATATCTTTAATTGATCCACCTCCACCTACATCTCTATTAAACATTGTCAAAGCAGAGACTGCTTCAGTATTTGATACTGTCTTGAACAACGAGTAATATTGATCGGTTGCCATTACACAAACAAGATCCTCAAGAGGTGCTCCTGCACTCTCAAGAATACGTTTGGCTTCAATCATACCCTCCATAAAATAGGCAGCTTTCTTTGAATTAGCAAAGTTAGCGGCATAAGTATGATTAGCTGAGAAATCTTCATCATCCCATGAATCATAATCTTGAATCATTTTACTTGCACGTTGCTTATTTGTACATAGTGCGGCTTTAACAGCCATACGAAGAATATTCTGGTCAGCAGCTTTCGCTAAAGCATAACCTGATTCCTGTGTATAGACTGAACGGATGTCGAAGTGTTGCATTGCTTCATCAATATTAGGGATGAATTGTGCAGCGATTAAGAGATCATCAACTGAGACTACTCGCTCAGCATTTGCTGCTATTACATCAGGCATGATCTCTTGACCTGGTGTATGATATTCTGCGGCTCGGTATTTACCCGTCATAATAAACTGGGCAGACTTACCTTTCTTAATTGACCGCACTCGGCAGTAGTTCATCATGATGTTTTTCGTCTGAAAAGCAGACATGACTTCACCAGCGTAAAGTTTTAAATATAAATTCCTTACGTCACCGGCTTCATTCGTTTGACCACTACGTTGTGCAGCAGCGTTCAAAGCATTTGAGGCTCCTTGAAGTGCCATATTGTTCCTTATTGATTAAAGTTATACTGAATTTAATTCCAGCATTTTGATTATAAAAATCCATTTATAACCACATCCGTTCAATCAAAGTTATCCACCTCAATGGGCTAAAATTTACTCTGTGTAGTATTTTTGGAAGTATTACATAATGGATGATTGTGACAACTTCTGTGTCACTTCATCCCTGTAAGCAGGGTCATTTTGATACCGAGGATCATTCATAGCCTTCGTCAGTTGAGTTACTGATTTATAAGAACTAACACTTTTCCCACCTGTATCACCCTGTAATAGAGTTGGAGTCTCACCAACTTCTACATTCTTTCTTGCTTGTAAAGATTTAATTGCAAAGAGTACATCATCTGTATTTGTATTCTCTATTGCTCTATTAAAAGCATCTATCTCATTTTCTGGTAAGGAGGCTTTTGCCCAATCTAAAAGATTATTATATTCTTGTTGTCCACCAACAGATTCATATGCTCTTTCTGTTATTTGATTAGCTATTGCAGACTGACCGGCTATCCACGTATCTACAACTTCAGCATTCATTCCACCTTTAGCTAATTCATCATACGAAGCATCACTTAACTCACCTTGCTGTGCATATTCTGTTGCATATTTTGCAAAGTCTAACCCTTGTGTTTGTAATGCTTTAGTTACCTCGTCTATATCTGCTCGTTGGGGAGTTTCTTCTTGTTCCTCTGGAGGTGGTGTATCTCCAGATGATAATTTCTGTTCTAATTGAGAGTACGCTTCTGCTAAATCTTCAGGACTCTCAAACTTATCTGGAAGCCACTTAGGTTTTCCATCTTCTCTTGGAACACTCTGAACACGTTCAGCCTTATCAATCATTTCTTGTACATGCTCCTGACTTTCTGGAGCCTCTTCTTCAAATGTCTCGATTACTTTAGTATCTGCCATGTTATACCTTCCTTTTTATTGTTGTTCTTGTTGACTTTGCATTTCGCCTTTGGCTAGTTCTGGAGCAACTTTAGTCACTACCTCACTCATCATTTGCTGTTCCTGCATAGCTTCTTGTTGTTTCTGTCTTGCCTGTGCTTCTTGTTGTTTCTCTTCTTCAGATTTAACCAGACCATTAGATTCAATACCAAGTGAGGCCGCTAAACGAGTGATATACTCGCTAACATTTAACTCTTGCATAATTACTTCAGGACCAAGAGCAGTTAAATGTTGTAAGAATCCTGAGAGTTCATTCAAATCTTGACCTCTTCCTAGTGCCTCTACTCCTGTAATTACCATAGGCTTTAAAGAATCATCAGGAAATGGAGGAAGTTTCTTTTCTTTCTTCAATTTATTCATGATAAGTTGTACCATTGGTAACTGGAATTCTTGTGATAGAATAGAATAAACTCCACCTAATGCTATTTCCAATTCTTGATACGCAATTCTTATTTCTTCTGCTGTCACTCTCTCAGCATCCCTACGGACTGAAGAATTCATAAGAAATACTCGTCCTAATCTTTCAG